AATCCATACTTTAGAAACTGTATTAGGACCAATCGTAATAGTACAAGCTGAATCCAAAGTACCTGTATATTTAAGGTACATCGATCTGCCTGGATCAGTTGCTCCGTCTGCTATGGTGGTTGTATGCGTATCAGCGTTAGTGGTGATGGCTTCGGTGCCATAACTAAAAGCTTCTGCAATTAATTCTAAGTTGGTGTTGGTACTTGTACCCCAAGTTCCTGACTCATCACCTGTGGCGATTTCCTTGAGTCTTAAATCATTTACATAAGTTGCCATAGTTTATCTCTCCGTACTTTCTTGATTGTATATCGTTTTTAGCAAAATGTTAAGCAACTTCTTGCCAATCAGTCGTCACTGTTGTAATGTTTTCCCAATCAGTCGTCACTGTTGTGATGTTTTCCCAATCAGTCGTCACTCCTGGTACTACGTCTCCCCAAACCGTAAGACTAGAAATCTCACCTGTTCCAACAACAGATGTTGGGTAAATTATTGCGTCTGCTGTTGTTTCTAAAGTACCTAGTGCCGACGTTGCACCAAGACCTGATAATGAAATAATATTATTTGTTACTAATCCTACAGTTCCTAAAGCTGTAGTTCCTACTACAGTTGTAGGATAAACATTCGCATCACAAATAACTGTCTCATCTCCGAGACCTATTGTAGAAGCGGATCCAGAAACTCCTGTTATTGCAAAACCAGCAGCTATTACATTCCCTAATCCGCTTGTCGCTGTTACTCCCGTTTCCGTTACGTTTGCATCACAAGTAACTGTTTCGGAACCTAGTGCAGACGTTGCTGTTAGTCCAGTAATAGAGAGATTAGCTTCTCCTGTAACTGTTTCGGAACCTAGTGCAGACGTTGCTGTTAGTCCAGTGACTGCAATATTTGCTGAACCTGTAGCAGTTTCTGAACCTAGTGATGTAGTACCTACAACACCTGTTTCTGTTACATTAGCTGCACCAGTAACAACTACAGAGTTTATTCCACCTGTAGCTGCGATACCCGTTTCCGCAACATTTGCGTCACAAGTAACGGTTTCTGTGCCTAATGCAGAAGTACCCGCAACACCTGTAACAGCTACGGATACATTAATTATTGCAGGTTCACCCCAAGGACCAGATCCCCAAGTAGAACGACCCCAACCAGCCATTCGTTACTACGCTATTCTAATAATCGCGTTTGATGCGTCGGCTGTTGGAAATGTTATAGTAAAACTACCTGCTGTAGATGTTTTATCTCCACCGAAATCAAACACTGCAACTGCTGGATCGCCTGAAGCTGTATCATTATAAATCATACATCCTCTAGCGGTAATAGTAGCTGTACCAAAAGTTAAATCCGCAAAATCAGTAAAAGCTGTTGTTCCTGATGACGTTGGGTTAATATTGGTTAATGCTGCTCCACCTGAAGTATAGTTTGTTCCAGATGCTTGGTTAGTGGTTGTGAATGCTGTTGTTGTTGCACCCATTGTTGCTGAACTTGTGTACAAAGCTAATTTAAAAGAATTCCCACCTGAAGCTAAAAAATTATGTTTTGCTTCAAGAAGCTCTTTTTTAAAGCTTGTACACATTGCTTGTGTTATTGCCATTATAGTCTCCTGATAATATTAGCTAAGTCTTTTTGACCTTGCTGTTCTAATTGATTACCTATTGTACACATATGGTTTTTAATTACCTCTTGCATATAATACATAACTATCTTTTTACATGCATCTCGAAATGCATGAGCTTGTGCCCTTATGGGTGCAGGAGCTGTATCGCTCACAGAAATTATTTTGTTAACCGCCATCTCAGCAACTTCTTCAACACTGTGCCCTCTGTTGTCTGTGGTGGTTACGCCTAAATTACCTACTTCTAAATCTGATTTTAAAGAAAACATATTAATACTCTTTCGGTTCTACAGGATTTAATTCTTTTAAATCATGTCTATTAATTATTCCTACAGGTTTATTTTTTGGTTCCATTTCTACTTCAGATAACTTACAAACGCTCATATCTTTACCGTTTTGATAAACAACTTTAGGATCATCAAGTCTATGATAACCGTATAGTTTCTCGTGTAAAGGAATATCCATATCTAACAAAGTTGATCTAGGAGCCACTTCTATTTGCATTCCTGCATCGATACATTTAGATAACCAAAACTCCGTACATGATCTACCTGCTTCCGCAAAATGCATATTGCTTCTATATGTAAAGTCAATTCCAAATAATGAAATTTTACCGACCTTGCTCCATAAAGCAAAAGCTATAGCGTAAGGAATGGTGTTATTAAAATAAGAACATCCTAAATCATGTACAACTAACTCTATAGGGTACTCAACAGCAGCAGGAACTCTATCGTCTAATTCACACGTATAAATAGGAAAATTACATTTAGGTAATTTCTTTCTCATCATTTGAGTCATAGTTCCCGCATCTTCTGTATCCAGGAATCGACTCATAGGATCTAAAATAAAAGCTTTATCAATATTCGGTAAAACTCCAATCATTGCATTAATTGCCCAGATCTCATCAAACTCTACACTATGGGTTTGAGAAAGATGAAAATCTATTTGGCTTTGCCCCATGGCGACTATTGCAACATTTTTACCCTCTAGTTCTTTCATGCTTGTGGTTGTATTTTAAGTTGATCGTTTCGAGCTTCGTCTCTAACGTCTTTATACTCTCCAAGAACTTTAAGTAAGGCTAAAGCTTCTTGAAATTTTTGTTCGTATAACATAATAGTTTCAGGAGCTTCTTTCATAAATACCGCACCTTCTACTAAAGCACCGTATAACATAGCATTAGGAGCGTTATCAGAAAGCCAACTTTGATTATCGTTTCCAACGGTGGTTAGTGATGCGGGTCTATAGTTGTAGTGTAATTCAAAATTCAAATCAGAATTAGGTGTAGGAGCTAATAAAAAAGTATTTTCATCAAATTGAGAATAATACAAGGGAGCTCCTTGTGTAGCTGCTGAAGGCGTATAATCCCTTATCCAGGAAACGTGTTTTAACAATAAATAACTATAGTTACCTGAACTATCAATTAAAGCTAAACTAAATGGAGATAAAAAATCTGTAGGCGTCGCTAAATAAGTATTACCTGATGATGCTAACCCTGTAACATTTTTACGGAAAACAGGAAGTTGTACTCCTTTTAAAATTCTTTCTTCGGTTGTTTGTATAAAAGTATCTAAATTATTAACGAAAGTAGTTTCTGTATTGTCTAAATAATCTTGTATTGCTGTTTTTAATGTTGCGTATGTAAATCCTGCCATTAGTCTCCACCTGCTTCTAAAGTACCTATTTCACCTGTTCCGAACTCCCCTTCAAACACACTACCAATAGGATCATCTGTAACAGTCATTGTTCTAGTTCCACTAGGACTTGTTGTGCTATTTATAACTGCTGTTGAAGGATCTATTGTAGTAACAACACCTAACCCTGCTTGAGGTAAAGGAACGTCGGGTCTGGGTCTCCAAAGCAGTTCTGCGTCTGCTCCTATACTTGGTGGGTCTAGTTGTGGGTGTTTAGGTTCATAACACTCATGACAAACTCTATTGTTTTCCCAAGTGCCTCTAGCTTCTTTATATGGATATCTAAACCCGCAAGTATCGCAAATAAAGTAAGCATATTTTCCTGAAGCGTAAGCCATTAGATATACTCTTGTTTAGGAACTAGTCTAATATTAGAACGGTCTTCATCATAACGTAAAGCGTTAGCTAAATCTCTTTCATATAAATCTTGGATCACAGGAAGTTTCTGAACATTTTTCTTTATACACAAATAATAAGCTAGTCCTGATACTAAACAAGGCATAAACCGTGTAGGTATATCTACATCGTTAGTAGAAGCCGCAGCATCCTCTATCGTACGCCAGACATAGTAAATGAGTTTGTCCGTTGAATTCTCGGGCGTTGGATAAAGATGAATAACAGGAGACTTTTTACGTTCTAGCCAAAATTCTGTAGAACGTGATTTAGTAGCTTTGTTAGGAATACTTATATACTCATTCCGATCTATTCTGTCTAAAGGATAATCAGTAACTACAGTATTAACTGTTCGTTCTACATAAGCGTCTAAAACATCGATATCATATGAGTTAATCGTATACTCATTAGTGCCTTCTGTAAGAGTTAGCTCCTCTTTGGCTACTTCCCACATTTGAATACCTCTGTTTGACCAATCGGCAAACATAATATTCATAGAACGACGTGCTGTAACAGCATCGTATGACGTACGAGCTTCTAATCCTGCAAGTTCGTACGCCTCTTCGATTGCGGTCGCTACATCTAAACTAAATGCACGAGTTCCCGAGGTTGCCATGTTAGTTGTAGTATGCTACAAAAAAGTCGCAATTAGACAACACAACATAAGCCCCCGTATTAAATTTTACTCCGTCATTAGGCAAATAATGGTCAAAAGACTCATTTGCTGCTGAACCGAACTTAAATTCAATAAGTAACTTAGTTCCACTTGCACTCGTTCCGTCATAGATTTTTATAGAACCGTCTGCGGCACTAGCTTGTGCTTGAACAGACTGAATTCTTATTGGACCTAAATTAGTAGCAGTACCCGCACCAGAACCAATAAACCCTTGTAATTGTCCTGTTGCAGCTAAAGCTACGGTCGCTTTTACATCTGATGAACTCATATTAATCTCCTATATTAAGATTAAGCGTCAGCAAATGGTGTTACTATAGTTCCTGAACCAATTAATAATGAATCGTGAACAAGATAAGTAGCTGCATCGATAGCTGTAACTCGTACAACACTTCCTGCAATACCACCTTTAGTTGAACCATTCATAGTCATAACATCGTTAGATGCTGCTGGAACAAAAGCTTTTTTAGCTCCATCGTCTACAGCTACTAATACCGCACCTTCAAATTTGTCGGTACCATCAGTTAAAATGTCTAAGTCTGTTGCTGCTGTTTCTATTACAAAATAGAAAGAAGCACCAATGTTGTTAGCTTGGTTAGGATCTGTAGGATCGCCTGGAGTTGCTGATGAGATAGAAGGTAAAGTAAATTTACCGTCTGCATCATTACACAACAAGATTTTTCCTGCATGTGCATCTACTGTTAAAGTAGTATCTGCGGTTAAAGAAACAGAGTTATTAACCCCTGCTGAAATAAATCCTGCCAATGATTTGACTGGACCTGAAAAGGTTGATTTTGCCATAATTTCCTCCGTGGAAATAAGTTCTACTGTCTTGGCTTGTCTGCTAGGTCAGTCTGTAGAACAAGTTAATATATCCTAGTCTTTTGATTGTATATGAATGCCTACAAAAAGAAAAGGGGAACCGAAGTTCCCCTTTAATGAATTCACGTTAATGAATTAGGCTCCTGGTGAACCGAAGATACCTCTCCAGTCACTCCAACCAAAGCTGTAACGTTCTCTCGCCTTGTATCTTACGTTACCAGTTTCGAAGTCGCCTTCCATACTAGTAGATACAGGAGTTCTAACAAAGTGTTTTAACCCGTTAGGAACATCAGTTTTGATGAAGAAAGCGTCAGTATCTGTTAGATAATGATTTACAACGTAGCCTTCTGAGACCATTCCCATATTTCTAATTGCATTAATATCGTTATCTGAAGTACCAACTCTTCCTGGAGTTTCCATCAATCTATCCGCTACGAATTGCAAAGCAGGTGGAATAATTAATTTCCTTGCTTGTGCATTTACTTTAAGGTTTCTTTCATCCTTAAATCCAGCGATATCAATCAATGATTGCTCTAGAGAAGTTTCATTAAGGTCAGCAGCTGTAGACAGCTCATTACTTAAATCAACGTTCGCAACAGTTGGATGGTCTGTAGCACAAAGCTCTTTTCCATCACCACCAACGTAAGATGAACTAAAAGCATTGTTTAAAACATTAGCTGCTTTAACTTGCTTAGTTTGTTGCATCGAACGTGCTAGTGCTCTTGTGTAACGTGAAGAAAGTGTGTCGTAGAGGTTATCTTCGATTGCTTCTTCTGTTAACGCAAACGCTAGTGCGATAGTTTCATGCGTGAAACGAGATGTCCAGGATTCTTGAGCTGTGTCATAAATGACTGCGGCTCCTTCTCCTTTAGTCGGTGCTTCACCAAATCCACTTAACATTACTTCTTCCTCAAAAGCCCTTTCGGAGTTCTCAGTATCGAAGATGTCTTCGTGTTCGTTATTATATCTCTCATACTCTAATCCAAAGAGAGCATGGAGTCCAGGAACTAGTTCTTTGACTAGTTGTGCTCTGTTAATCGCCATTATTTATCTCCTTAGAATTAAACAGCAAAAGTGTTAGTAGGGAATGTGAATAACCCTCTCGCATAAGCACCGATTTCGTTGCTTGGTTGCGAGGCGAATCCTACACATAACGCTACACCACTTGAGGTTGTTGCGGTTGCCCCTTCCTTTGATCTACCGTTCAATGTTGAACCTGCAGTCGTAGAAAGAGTATATTTAGAGCCGATAAAACTTACTGCTGGTGTTCCAGCTGTAAATTGAGCCTCGTAAACGATTCCAGGATCGTTATAAACGAGAGCTTCTGCATCTGCTCCGCCTTGGGTAGCTGTGTCAGCAGTCCAAACTTTCGAGAAAGTCGGGGTGCCGTCAGTAGCTGTATAGTATACTCCGTAAAATACACCTACGGGTGTGCCTGTCGCTGTGCCTTGGATGACATAACCACTAGATAAATTAACAACATCACCTGAAAAGATTGATGCGTTAGTTGCACTTGCGATTCTCATTTTGGCAGGACGAATAACACCTCCGTACATATGATATGCGGGAGTAAAACCATCTGGTTTATTTGTATTAGCCATTGTTTTCTCCTTTGTCTATATACATTGTTATTATTAATTACTTTGCATCGGTAGGCTTACTACCGAAGGCGACTTTAGAAGTCCTTTGGATATCACTATCCTTAATAGGCATTCTAGCATCACTTTCTCGCATAAAGTTTTGATCTACACCTTGCATTGCGGTATCTGCTTGATCTTTAAAATAAGCATTACGCTCTGCTGCGGTTTCGACTGGAACTTTAGCAAGTATTAATCCTCCGACTCCAATTACTCCAGTGTTGCTACCGTTTTCAATAGTAGGAGCTTCGAAATCAGGATAGTCTTCTGCTCTCACAGGTTCATATCCCTCTCTAATACGTTTAGACATATTAGATTTATCATCGATTCCTCGAGTAGCTTCACGAATCCACCTAAATTGATATCCAGGAGGAGCTTCGGGTGCGTCTAACATAGACGGGGGAGCCCAAGGCTTTCTGCGAGTTTGAGAGGCTCGTGTCTCTGCAGATCGTGAGTTACGATCAGTATTGACTTCTGTTTTATTTTCTTCGGTCATTTTATACTCCTTCAATATGTCTAGCATATTCTTCTAGCGGCACATTTAGTCTTTTAGCTATTGCTACTTGACTAGGTGTCAACTTAATTTTGCGTGATGATTTTTTACCACTAGCCCCTCGGCTAGAAGCAGCAACCTGTTGCACGGGGGCAGATTGCTCGTTAGAAAACTTGTGTGGAAAATTTTCAGCCATACGTTTATCAACTTCAGAATAGTATTTATCAGAAGTTGGGTCAACGCCTTCTTCTACTAATTCTTTATGTATTCCAAATGCTGCAAACGTCATTGCTTGGTCATCTCCAAACCATTCATTTTTTTCAGCCCATGCTTCAGCTTTAGGATCTGGTCCTGGAGCTTGGTCTGGCTGTAAGGTAGGTTGATAAGACTCCACAGGAACTTCTCGTGGTGCTGCCTTTTCCCTAACTTGTTGTTGAGCTTGTAGTCTTCTAAGATTTTCTGCTTCAGCGGTAGCACGAGAAAGAACCGTAGTTGCTTCAACCACTGCTTCACTATCCCCTGCTTCTTGTGCATCTTTTAAAAGTCTTTTTGCTCCTTCAATTTCAGATTGTACCCTGTTATCGTACTCTTTGAAAAGCGAAGTATCAGAATTTTTTAATTTTTCTTTTAAACTAGTCGCTGTTTGATTAACACTTTGAGCGTAATTAACAGCTTCATCTCGCTGTCTTTCTGCTTCTCGCATCTTATAAGTTAACTTATCGATACGCTTTTGCACTGAATCAGAAATAGTATCTAATTCATCTTTTACTTCTTCTACAGGAGCTTCTTCGACGACTTCGTCTTTAATCGAATCGTCTACGTCTGCTGCGTGTATATCAACTTCCCCTTCGGGTAATTCTAATTCTATTTTTTCGGCTTCGTTATTTTGCATGAGTCCTCCTCAAGTTTGTTATGATAAAATTGCTTCTGGGTCATCGATACAAGCTAAAATTTCGTCATCATTTAAAAGACGCATATCGCCACCTTCTATTTGAAAACGAGCTCCCGCATATCGACCGAAGATAACCCAATCACCTTCTTTACACCAAGCTCCTTCTGGAAACTTATGTGGATCACTATAAGCGTCGGGTCCTAGAGAAACTACGTACCCTACAACAGTCGCTAACCTTTCCTTATCGACCGTTTGTTTTGCTATATGTATTCCACCTTTAGTTACCGCTTTGGGGCTAAAAGGTAATATTAAAATTCGATACCCAGTTGGACGGGGTAACGAACTTGCATGAGAGTCTACATTATCAGGAGTAATTGTTGGCTCTGAAGCTAATTCTGCTTTAGCCGCACCATTACTACCGAAATTATCTACCCTATCTGGAACAGTTGTGTTTTCGACTTCATTAGTCATTTGCATCCTCCATGTTAGAATGTAAAGTTTGAATTTCCTGTTCACAGAAACTCAAACCTGCTATTTCACCGACTATCCTTTGGTATTGTTCAAAATTCTCAATACTTCCAGAAGCCAATGTTTGCATGAGAGCTTCTTTTCTCTCACGAAATTTACGAAGCAAATGCTCCGTTGCTAAGATATAGTCCATTAATTATTTAATAGAACGATACCAAAGAAGTCCTTTTGTCTGTCCATAAGCCGCTTTTACTTTAGCTTCTTCAGGTTTGTCTAAGCATTCACCTGCTTGAACAGATTGTGTTTTTGTTGTATCCTCTACGCTAGGAAAACTAGGAGACGCCTTTGTTTTCTTAGGTGACGGTGAAGGATATTTATCGTTATCGTAATAATCTCTCATTATTTTTCTCCGTTTTGTTTTCGAGTTTCTCGAACTGTTTTAACTAATTCCGTATAGTTCTTTTCTGCATCAACTTTAGCTCTTTGCTCTAGTTCTTGCAATTCTATTGCGGCTTTAGTATCTTGTACACGTAAATCAGCTTCGATCTTCTCACGTTTAATTTGTGCGTCTAGTTCAGCTTTCATTGCGGCTAGTTGTGCATCTCTTTGATCGTCGCCTTCTTTTTGCATCAACTGTTCTCTTTCAAGTTGTAGTTGTTGTTCGAACATCTGTTTTTGTGGATCTGGTGTTTGCATTGCTGCTGCCATCGCTTGTGCTTGACCTGTAACTTGTTGTGTTGCCGCTTGTGCCATTAATGCAATCTCATTCATCATTTCAGGCGGCATTTGTCCTGCTTGTATTTCAGGTAACGGTTGACCCATCGCTTGTTCTATTTGTAATTTATATAACATCGCTTGGTGTTCTTGTATATTCGCACCGATTGCTTGTGAAGCTACTGGGTTTTGTTGTACCATCGGATTTTGCATAAACGCACTATGTGCTGCTATATAAGCTTCGTGATTTTGAAACTCGTAAGCTCTAATAGGTGTTCCTGTTAAAACTGCTTGTTGTTCACTAATAGGATCACGTGCAGGTACTTCTTGTTCAGGTGGAAGTAGTGCATCGATATCTTTTATGTTTAATGCGATATACATCTTCTTATACGACTCACGTAAGTCGTGTAATTCAGGTGCGGCTTGTGCCATTTGTAATTGTGTCTGAGCTAACGTAATTCTTTGTGTCATACTAAAGATATTAGGGTCAGAAACTGGTATAACGTCTACAGAACCATCGAAATCCTGTTTAAATACGTTTTCGGAAGCACCTTGTACTTGATAAGGGTATTCAGGCGGTAAAAACTCACCAAATACTCTTTTTAGTATTTTAAACTCACATCTTTGTGCATAATGTAATCTTTTATGGATTGCGGACATTACTCGTTGCCCTTTTTCCATTAATGCTACGGTTGTGCCTACAGGAGCTTCGGAATTACCGTCGCCTGTTGGATTTTCTACGGTTGCTGCAAATCTTTTTCCTGAATCAACTAAAGCCCCTAGTAATGTAGCTAATGTACCGCTTGGTTCTTTATAAGGTAGTGGTAAAAACGCGTCTTGTAATCGACCTCCAGGAGCATCGACATCACGCCACTCTCCAGGTTGTAACGGATCATCATGACGCTGAATATTTAGTCCTCTTGATTTAAATCCCGCGGGTAAATTAGAAAGTGTACCTGCATCAATCAACTGACGTAAAATAGAAGTAACTGATTTAGTTAATCCACCCATCATATGAATTAAACCAAAACCATAAAAACCTAATCCTGGAAGAAACTTATAATGAGTAAAATATTCAACTTTTTTACGCATAGGATCGTTTTGATCATAGTTAGGTCTAATCGCTAATACTTTATTATTATCTTTACAGATTGTAACGATATAGGGTAACGCTAATCCTGTTTCTTCACCGTTAGCGTCTACATCTTCGAACCCTTCAAGATCTAAATTAACGTGCATTTCTAATAATGTAAATTCTTCGTCGCTTATTGTTCTAGTTAACCCTTGAAGTTCGTCAATTTTATCATCTACTTCCGTTAAATCAGGATTACTGGTCGGAGACATCATATCGGTGTCTTTATAGAACCCAGAAATTTGTAATTTACGTAATTCGTTCTCGTTCATATGAATTACGTGGGTAATTCTTGGTGCGGTAAGTAAATCTACTGCGTAATACGGAACAACAAGGTGCTCTGACTTAACAAAACGTGCAACTGCACGTCCTAAAGCGGGATCGTAGTAAACTTTTTTGAAAGCGGAGCCAGAAAGCGGCAAATAAAAGAGTAATTGATCCATTTCTGGGTCATATTCTTCCATTTTGTACGTAATTTGGTAATTCATGAAGTTTTTTACACGATTTGCCTTTTCCATCTTAGCATTATCGGTAATTCCTAAAACTTCTGTATCTACAGGTCCACCTGCGGGTAACATTTCTTTATAAGCTTGTGCTTGGAACTGTGTTACTGCTTCAGCAAGGATCGGATGATGTACTCCTGAAGCTCCAACGAAAGGTTGTGACCTAGAATCAGAACTAATTCCTAATAATTCTAAACCTTCGCTGTATGTTTGAAACCAATCGTCTCTAGAATCTAAATCTTCTTCGTAAGATGAAACTAATTCTGCGGCAATAGTGTTTAATTCACGGTCGTCTAAAACTTCTGCTAAGTTTTCGCCAAACTTAGACGGTGTTTCTTCTTCCATGTCGCTGCCACGCACAATAGAACCGTCAGGCTGAACGAAAAGCTCAGTTTCTTCGTCGGGTTGCTGTACTAATTCTAGTTCGATTGGGTCTTCAGAACGAGAACGCATAGGAATTGGTTGTTTTTCAATAGCCATGGTAATACATCATAGTATGATTTTCCTCAATAATAAACCCTTTCGCCTTGATAGGGTTCTTCCTCTTCAAAATAATCACTCGAAAGTGTCAAAAACCCGCCTTCCCTGAACCTAGCTAACGCTAAAGTCGTTGCGTCTACTAAGTCATCGTTCTCACCGTTCGGGAAATCAGAAACTTCATCCATAAGTTCTTCGCCCCAACGGTTATCTGGAATCCAAACACGTCCATCTTGAAAAATAGGAGACACAGAATTTAGTCTAGCTATTTTATCTTGTCCTTTTCCAGGAGAAAAAGTATTTACAGGTATACCGATTCTACGTAATTCTTGTACTAATGGCAAACCACTAGCTTTTGCTTCAATAATAATTGTATCAGGTTGCCAATATTCATACAAACGTAACGCTTCAGCTTTTAATTCGGGAAAATCGTAACGTTCTTTTATACAATCAATCAAAATTAAATGAGCTTCATCCCCGTGATAGTGTTCTTCACCTATTTTACCTTCAGGATAAAATACACCCCACGTTGTTATAGCAGTATAGTCAGCTCTTTCTGATTTTAAAAACGCGGTATCAAAACTTTGTATTAGATAATCGCATTTAGGTGGTTTTTCTTCGTCCCAAATCATAAACCAATCTTTCGGTATAATTGAAATACCTTCACCTGTAGGTCGTTGCATATATTGAGCCGCCCATTTTCCTGGACTAACTGATGCTTTTATACTTTCGAGTTCTTCTAATTTCCAAAAATTATTCCATAAAGGTTTACCGCTTGGTAATATTGCAGGAAACTCAATAACTTCCCATTGGTCTGCTCCAGGATCTTGTGCCATTTTCTTAACTAACCGCCCTGTAAGATCTTTTTTATTCCAACGGGTCATTACAATAACGATTGCACCTCCAGGTTGTAACCTTTGTCGTGGACCCGCCATAAACCATTCGTAAGCTTCGTCCATCGCTTTATCGGACATAGCGTCTTGTTCCGAATGTGGATCGTCAATAATAAACAAATCCGCACCCCTTCCTGCTAATGCACCACCAATACCTGCTGCGTAATATTCACCGCCTTTATTTGTTAACCATTTACCTGCAGAACGACTATCTGCTTTTAGTTCTGTTTCAGGAAATAAAGCCGCGTATTCTTCTCCGTCAATTAAATCCCTAACTTTACGTCCGAAGTTAACCGCAAGGTCAGCGGTATGGGTTGCTTCTATAATTTTTAATTTAGGATTTTTACCTAATAGGTACGCAGGGAACAAATGTGATGCAAACTCAGACTTTGTATGTCTAGGCGGCATATTAATAATTAAACGTTTAAGTTTACCTGTAGCGATATCATCAAAAGCTTTCGCCATTTTAACGTGATGATCACCGTTAATAAATTCTTGCCATATAGATTTAACAAAATCCATAAAGGTGCTTGTGGCTTTTTCTTGAAATTCACGTTTTTCTAGTTCTTCTAAAAGAATCGTAAATTCTTTAGCTTCTGCTTTAGTTAAATGAGAAACATCTATTTCTCGTAAAGCTGCTAACTTATCTGCGTTAGATGTCATTTAGGGTTTAAATAAGCTTCCTAGACCTGCTTCTCGCATTGCTTGTTGTATTTGTTCGGGAGTTAATTTATCAGGCATTAAATCAGGCAGTTTACCGCCTCCTGCTTTTCTTATTCGTTCGATCTCTCTTAATGCTGCTGCTTCCATTGCATCGGCTTGTTTTATTTGTCCTGCTGGGTTTTTCATGCCAATCGTATCTCTAGCTAGTTCTTTTGCTTTTTGTATTTGATCTAAAGCTTTTTGATACATAGTAGCTAACGTAGGAGCAGGGTTAGCTGTTTGGTATGCTTCGTTAATCATGTTTTGTCGTTTTAACGCTTCGCCTGTAAGTTTTGGTGCTCCTGACCTTGTAGTAGCTGTTCTTGCTATTTCATCTACAGGTAACATAAATCTTTGCATCCCTACGTTGATTGCACTTTTAGCGGGTTTTTTAGGAAGTCCTGCCATCATCATTAAAAAATCATCTTGTCCTTGTCGGTCGGTTAATAATTCTAATAAAGGATTTAGTGTAGGTTCGGTATCAGGAATCATTCGACCCATTAAAGAATCAGGTACGTCAGCACCAAAATCTTCTGATAATAGTAATTCGGTTATACGATCAAGATCCGCCATCATCGAAGTATAAGCTAACTACCAATAAAATGTAAAACGTTGTGTTTTACGAATAAGTAAAGTAGTTAGGGTGAGGGGTGGGATCCTTGGTTCGCGGTAGCTTTTTTCTTAGCTCGTCGCTGCCTAGCCCTGAAATTTAGACTATCTTTCGTATTCCGTATTTCATCTTCCATATCCTCCCAAAACGCATCCCTGAACAACTGTTCGTGGTCCGCGGATAGTTGAGTATGAATAATTAGATCTTTATCTTTAGGAATCCAATCTTCCCAAAACTGTTTACGTTGATCAGCCCATTGCCATTTGATCTCGCCTAGTTCAGGTCTAGCGTGGATGTGATACCCGAAGATTAATGGTTCTTTGAACTTTGGTACTGTTTTTGGCATCTTTCTTCCCGAATATTTTTTCCCAGTTATCTTGGTATTGATTACCTTTTTCTGGTCTACGTTTACTCCCCTTGCTCATCGTATTCCCTATAATACTCTACAATCGCTAAAATGTTCTTTGTGTAGCGTGTGATCTCTGCCATATTCATCGAAAGGTTTTCGTATTGTTGTGTGGTCAACGCATAGTATGCAACCGCAGGAGCTTTACCGTCTTTAACGAGTTGTAGGTATTCTTCCATGATCTCTGGAGTTAACACTTCAAATGTTACCTCGGTCGCTTGGATTTCCATAGGTAACGGTGGGTGGTACATCGGAGCAGGTAATGCGATCGTATTCACATCTACAGGTTTTACAGTAGGAAAGAGCGAACAACCACTGACCGCGAACAACGCAATAATACTAAATTTTTTCAATCGGTCCTTCTTCATCCACTCGGCTCCTCCTCGCTGACCGTGGTCAACTCTACAAGGTTATCTATTACTCGTTTAGTACCACGGTTAACCATCTTCTCAACAAGTTTAGGTTTGTTTAGTGCAAGGTTATCAAGATCGTGCTTAGCAAATGTGTTTCTTAATTTATTTACTTCACGAAGTGCGTTTTGTTTTTCGGCTTCTAACGTACCAAGACTCGCGGACAGCTGTTCTTGTTTTGCTAGGTATTGTTTGATGGATTCGTTTTGCTCGGATATTTTTGATTCCAGGATTATCTGATTACCTTTGAGCGTGGATATCTGGTCTAATAAGAACCACGAACCCGCCAAAGATGCCGCCAATAGACCTCCAAGAACCAAGCTAAGTTTAAAACCCATTACGCATCTTTTGTTACTACGTTTTGAAACAGATCAAATAAATCTCTAGGGTATGTTCCGTCGTGTTGTTTTTCGTATTGTAAAACAGAAGGCATAATTTCTTGTGCAAACGGAGATAGTGTTTGAGAGCCGATAATATCGTTGAACTCTGGTTTTTTAACATTTTCTAGAAAGAAGTTAATAAAATCTTTATATTCTTTATTAACGAGTTCAGGATTAAAGTCTGTTTTTATATCAGGGTCGTAACCTTCTGAAAAGAAACTATACGGACTTTTTTGATAATCTTTTTGTAATATGTAGTTAGGAGTAAATCTTTTTCTATCGTCTTGTCTTAGTTTTTCTAAAAAATCAAGTTGTGCAGCAGATTGTCCTATCGGTTGATCTGGGTCTGCAAGTTCTTCCATAATCTCATTTATTCGATCAACACGAGGAGAAGTTTTAACTTCAGGTTGTACGAGTAAAGGTCCAGGAAACTCACCTTCCTGTTTCGAAATAATGTAATTAGTAAGACCGTCTAACAAATCCATCTCAAAAGTATAATCGTAAAAAATTTTTTCGCAAAATTTTTATCACAGGGACTTATTTGTAAAGTACTTGCAATCAAGGACGCAACACCAAGGGAGGGCGGGTGGGACCCGCGGCTAACTTAAAAAGGGGGGTATAGGGGTTACTGTGGAGCGTTCTAAGGGCAGGTAAGGTAGGTCGTATACTTATGGGCTAGGGTTAAGACTAGCCTATGTGTATGGTGTATGTGTGTGCGTTGTGTAGGGGGTAGGTTATATCGTAGGCATAAAAAAGGGCTACGAATGTAGCCCTTAGGTAAGGTAGCTAGAGGTTAGCTAACTAGTGGTTTGATACCATTGGATTTGTTCCAAGCATCAGTACCTTTCATTTTAGATATGTAGGTACGTAGTATTTTACTAGGGGTTTGTTCGTACGCATCACCGCTAGCAGTTACCCATGCAATACTATCCTCAGCAGTTACGCTAAAGTCATCTATTTGCTTGACTGTAGCTTTACCACCTAAAAGATGAAGGTAAGCTAAGACAAGTTGTACTTGTCTAGGGGCAATACCTCTATCATTCATGGCGTTATCAGTTAATGATAAGACCATTGATTGAGCAACACCGCCACCGCTTTTACCAATAGGGGCAATGTTATCTATATCGGCTTTTCTTTTATCTACATTAGCAGTAGCCGTTTTGACTGCTAATCTATCTTTTGCTTTGTTATCCATGTTGGATACCTCTTAGGCTATTAGTTAGTTAAGTATTGATAAGGTAGCCTAGTTGCCTAATCAATAACCTAGTATAACAATAAACTACTTTACTTGTATACATATATATACGTTTATTTAATTATTTATTTATTAGCGATTTTTACGATTTTAGCGATTTTATTTTTTATTTACCCGATTCGCACGAATGTTTTTTCTTTCTGGGCGATTCGCTCGAATGTATTTATTATATATAGAGTAGAGGGGAAGGGAATGGGATAGAGTGTGAGGGATAGAGTGATAGAGTAGATTGAGTGATAGAGTAGAGCGTAGAGTAGAGCGGACACAAAAAAGGGGACCGAAGTCCCCTCGTTCGTTAACCGTGGTTAGCTGACAGTAATCAGCTTTTCCTCGATCAAGCGTTTTCTATAATGAGCCCAAATGTCATTCGGCTCTTGGACTGTTTGCAGTCCCGCTTTGACCAATGCACTCTCGGTCGAACCGTCAGTGCCGATCAGCTCACCCACCGTCATGGTGTGATCTTTCGCAGCGATTAACGCTTCGATGATCTTCCCTGCTTGAGGTGGGAACTTTCCTTTTGGCGTAGCGATCAAAGTGATCACTGCGTCGTAGTTAATTGACCCTCTTTGGGCTCCTGCTTGATAGTTCTTATCTATCATAATAATTCTCCTTTCTTTAGTTAATTCTTAAATAACCTTTATTTAAGATAAGTATATTATTGCTTACAAACAAGCGAAAGTAAAGCACTAAAAAGAGTCCAGGATTATGCCACCAGGAGCGATTCGCACGAGTCTTAGTCCGCGGCTATCTCTCCTTCAACAACTTTTGCATCCAAAGTTCTTTTCTTAATAAGGTTTTCGAGTCGATCGAGTATATCGTCCTTGGACATCAGATCGATTTTCGCTGTTAATATTTCACGTCGATCGATGTAGAGTCCACCTGCCTTCCCTCGATGGACCTCGGCTGTGATGGCTGCGGATATTTGACCTTGGTCCTTCGCCTCCTCTCTAAGGTCGTGTAGAGTAGAGAGGTGTGCTTCCAGGGAAACTGCATCTCTTTCCGAAGCTGCGATTTCCAAGTCGATCAAGTAATTCTTTACAACTGGGTTATGATTTAGTAATACACTTCCCTGTGTCTTCGCACCCTTGCGATCCTTCGTATACCCTGCTTTTATCGCGGCTTCAGTAGCTGTTTGTCCTTTGAAGTACTCCTTACAAAATTTCTTTTGTTTAGAGTTGAGTGGCTGCCAAATCTTACCACTATCGTCAATGAATCCTTTACCATCTTCTGTTGGCATTAATGACGTGTATGTCAGCTGTTTCATTCTACCTCCGAGCTTCGCATAAAGTTATTACAATCATATTAGTTTTATTATCAAATAAATAGTTTTCTCATGCCCTCTAGGTAATCTTACCATAGTTTCTAATAGAGTAATAGAATTCTATTAGTTTTGCAGAATCAAAGAATAGAGTAACCAAGAGACTTACAGAACGAATCTATTAGTTTATTAGAGATATTAGTACATTTGAAAAACTTTTTTGAAAAACTTTTTTAATTTTGAGAATAACAATACACATAGATTAATAGAACATGATAGACATAAAAAACCCCCGACCAACGCACCGCTGACCGAGGGCAAAGATTAGATAATCTTACATTCCGTTTTCGTCGTAGTAGATCGCTGACTCCGTAACTCCGAAAGTTTCACCTTGTGTAGGTTCTTTCTTTTGTTTATCGTGTCTCGTAATCTGAGCTATATGACCTTCATGATGTTCACATCCTCCACTGACCGCGAATATATTATAAATATAATCGTTATCTTCTAACATCATTCCGTAAGCAACTGTCGTATATGCATCTTTCGGATTAATCATAGACTGCTCATTCTCGTGTAAGAATAAACCGTTTTGTTGGTGTCCTCCTGGATAACTCACCTCGGTCATATCATCAACTAAAGACGCTCCATCCTCTGATAATGGTATAACTGAATGCCATTCGTCAACTCGATGTTTATCAAGTTCTATTTGTATTCTATCGTATAGTTCTTTCATCATGCTAACGCTGATTCGTAATAAGCGTCTTCTGACATCAAGCACTCCTCATACTCTAATTCTACCACGGTAGAATCATTCTCAGGGTATCTAGTATGTAACTTAATCCCTGCTTCTGCTGCTGTATAACCGTCATAGTAATCGTTGACATACTTTCCGAAGTAGTTCGCTGTTACCCGTGTTTTCGATGCGTCACAAGGTAATCCTGCTTTCGCGTCGTTGATACCTTGGTTATAAGCATCAATCTCTTCTTTAGTTAATATTCTCATATCTTTCTCCTTTCTTAGTTAATCGCTAAAAGTTATTTTTTAACTATATATAGTATAGCTAGGAATTAGCGGAAATAAAGCAACGTACGACGCTATCACTAACGCCACTAAGCCGAACATAAAGAACAATAACATATTGTCTGGGTCTCTCATACTGCCCTGCTATTGATATTATATAAATCGACAGTCCCTGTATACACTGTACCACCGTCATGCACTGGTTTTGCATCAACATCTTCCTGGACTACAAATTTCCAATCACCGTAGTTATAGATTCGTATTATAAGATCACAAATACCACCGAAGCCATAATCAATACGACCAGCATTTATAATACCAACAGGCGATAGATACGTAGCGAGTACATTCAAAGCCATTCCACCATCCTCACCGACTAATCGACGTTCGTTTTTATTCAACATATCGATAATTTCTTTTAGTTCTTTTTCCATTGCTTTCTCCTTTCTAATTAATGGTTAGTTTTTAACTATATATAGTATAACTGCGACCAAGCCGAATTAAAGCAGTAATAGAGCTACCTCCCGATAGTCTCTAAATCGTTTTCAGTTATATATTGATAAGCTCCTTTGTTATACACTGGAGCAATCTGTTTTTTACGCTGTTCCGCTAACTCGTTGGCTGCGGCTTCACCACAACCTAAACAAGTCATATAGCCAAGGCTTCTTCGTCCTTGGCTAATAGGTTCGTCACATAGAGTACAGTCGGTCATGCTTCTTTCTTCGTAAACAATGGTTTAGCGGCAACAAACTCGGTGTTCTCAATACCGTACTTCAATACGGTGTTAACAATCAAGTTCTGCTGGAATGCACACGCCATATGCATCAGTACAGCCTCTTCAGGTATATGCTTATCGATGTAAGCGTTCAACTCTTCTGAACTTTCTGGAGTCCAGAATAAATTCGACTCGTGAATCGAAAGTGGTTTAGTTTTATCACTCATAGTAAATCTCCTTAGTTATTTTTTACTTATATATAGTATAAAGCCGAGCCTAGCGAATAAAAGCAGCCCTGCACTACCACCAACAAACCATTCTCGCATTAAACTCACTCGCACAACGTAATAACAATTCTAAGTCTTTGACTTCTTGATAAGTATATTCATACGGTGATCCGTGATGTGTTTGATAAATTATCGTATCGTGTTCTAAAGTGCGTTCTTCTTCTTTAGCATCTGATTCGATCGCATGTAATAAATCAGCTAGAGCTTGAGCTTGTTCTTTTAACTCAGACGTTTGAATATGAATACTCTCTTCTGTATGCCATATACAATCTTCTTGCATCAACTCATCCATTAAAGGTTCATAATATTTACCTCGAAACGATCCGTCGGCACCGTGACCGCTCATCATCCCACCGATTAAGTTCACGTTTTTTATACGTGGATCATCTTCGTAAGTAAAATCGGTCTCACAGTCGTCGTGTTTAATATAACAATCTAATCCCATAATTATTCCTCCGTTGGATCCCAGTTTTCGTTATCAAATATTTCAGTATTTAATGCTTTAGGGCTCATCTCGCCATTAGCAATCAACTTAATAATCTCGACATAATCGATATTTTCGGTTTCTACCCAAAATTTGACCTGTTCTTCGCTTAGTTGTGGTACAAACCTCATCTTACTGATATAGGTGTAAAGTGCTTATCATCGTAATCCCACTCGACATCTAAAGTATCAGGTAAACCGTCAACATAACCATCATGGTCATAAAACTCAGACCAAGTTTTAAATTTTAAGTCGTCAGTATCTTTACTGCCGTCATAAGGTATGTCGTCCCAGTGATGTTTTACTTCATCCCAATTATTAAAATGTCCTATAGGAAAACAACCTGCAATACTTAGTGCATGGTCTTCGGGAGACTCACCACTAGACCAAGCTTCTAATAAATCAGCTCGATTGTATTCTTCATGTATCCATGGAACAAATAAATGATAAGAAATAATTAATTTTTCTTGTTTCATCAGTGCATCTCCTTCTCATCGGGAATCGGTATAAACTGCATAAAAGGTTCTTCGACATGATCTTCAGGCATCCACTCGATCGTATCAGCATTATAACTACCGCTAATAGTCGCACCCTCATCATCATAACCAACAATAATGGCACGACCTGCTAATGGCTGATGGAACTCTGATAGTTTGAAATATCGTTGACCACCTAATACTTCATCTTTAAGTAAACCCTCATCATCAACTATGACCATCGTATCATCAGTTAATGTAACAATATCAATAGGTCCTTCAAGTTGCATAAATTTCTTAGCGTCAGCTAGAGTAGAGTCTTCTGACAACTCTACTCTGGTAACAATTTGCTCGAACGGGTCGATAAGTAGTCCGTGTATCATCTTGCCCACACTGATAAACTACCGTCGTCTAACTCGGCACTGAAATCCATATTTTGGATAGCACCTTTGGCGATATCTTCGATACCTTCTTCAGTGTACTCACGAGCTTCTATATTATCGATACGAGCAGTTAGCTCAGATAATGTATTAAGTACTTTTTGCTCGGCTTCTTTCGATAAATCAGCAGGATCGATTACTCGAGGCTGTAAATCATCTAAAACATCGGTAATACGATGTAATGAAGTCAGTAAGTCTGAATTAAATTCGCTGACTGTAGCATGTTCTAATAAACTGACATTGTTTTTAAGGTCAGCCACCTGTTGTTGGATTTTTTCAATATCCATATCTTTCTCCTTTCTAGTTAATGTTATTAAACCATTTAATAACTAATACAAGTATGCCTAAGAGTACCGCGAAGTAAAGCAGTACTAGAAGGCAAGAAACCTAGAGGTCTTCTTGTTTCTTCCATAAACCGTTTTCCAATCGACCTGTACGACCAGATATCTCATCGTAAGCGGCTTGCATGCACTCCTCGAGCGTTAAACCTTTTTGTTCGGCTAAAACGATCAAACAAACAACACAATCCCCTATCCCGTCTTTTAATCCAGGTGCATCATCGTAAGCGAGTGCTCGAGCTGTTTCACCGACTTCTTCTACAAGTTTCAACATCTGTTTTTCAGGTTGTATATCGGGACCATAAAGTAGACCACGGACTTCCGCCCAATCAGCTATATCATCAATTACTTTCATTATTACTCCAAGTTTTAGGTGGTTCGGTAGGTGGTAGACTTAAATCAAAAGCTATTTGTTTTTTATCGATCATCCTGCGTAAAGCTTCATGAACGTGAAACATTTCGATTCGACCGTTTTCGCCCTCAGGAAGCTTAAATGCTATTTTAATGGTAGCAATCGGATAATCTTGTGATTCGTCCGTATGTGAGATTCTATAACCTACAGCACCCATCATATTGAAATCACTCATTTAGTCATCCTCGTAATTTTTATTAATTTATATACAACTAATGCAAAACACATTCCTAATAAAACAGCAGGAATTAATATTTGCCACTGGATGTTTTCTACAAACAAAAAGTCAAGCCAATATTCAATTCCTCTTTCTTCCCAATAAGCTGTATTCCAAAAAGTTTCTCTAAATATCATCATTTTTATGACTCAAATCTGTTGTAACAACTCGACCGCTTTTATATTTAAGTTCGCGATAATGCGTTGTTGGACTTTTTTGATAATAATATGAAACTAGTTTGTTATTATCTTCTTCTTGTGCAAGTTTTTCGCGTTGTTGCTCAACGACTGCCTTATGTTGTGTCATAAGTCCTCCTTATAATCGAAACCTTCTAACATAGCATCGGTTATTTTTTCATAATCGATAACGTCATCGGCTTCTAATGTATCAAATAATAATGCTATACCCCTTTCGACTCTATTACGATCCATACGTGCTAAATATTCTTCAGACGTTTGATCAGCTATATAAGGCTCTAAAGCAATAGCGATCGTCGCAACAGCTCGTTCTATAGGGTTTAAATCAAACTTGGGTTTAGCTTTTCGTGGCATCTTCACCTTCTTTTTTGAAACGGTTAATCATCGTATCGAAGATATCGTTAATCGCAACAGGTTCTTTTGTTTTGATTACGTTAGCTTCGACCTCGAGTTTTTTAATACGTTGTATCAACATATTATTCACATCGAGTTGTGCTTGCATAAACTCCTGTGTTTTACGTTGCGTATCAACTAATAAATCGAGACTACGTGTAAGCGTATCGATCATTTGCATTATTTCTTTATCCATATATTTCTCCTTTCTTATTAATAAATGGATGAGTTTATTTTATTCTCAAAACTCATACCTGCTAAAGTAGAGAGCAATTAAAGTGAGGGAACAATGTGCATCGCAGGTGCGACCTGCTTTGACTATTTGATTACACACGCTAGTCAGGATTTTTCTGGTGTAACCCTCTATCCACATGGAACTGTAAAAAGTGTGGCGATGAGAGGAACTCGGTTTCCACATATACCTCCGTTCATCCTAACCGACTCGAAAGTACAGGCTTTTACAAGGATCGGGACATCACCACATTGAAGGTCTAGTAGTTTTGAGTCACTTCTCGGGATAACCTTCTCGCACCCGATGGCTGACTGGTTGTGGCTTGAGTATTTAACAAGTCTCATTTAACTGACCTCGTGAATCTTGTCAGCACCACGTTTTGTGCCAGAGAGGTGAGCGGTCTAACTAAAAAACTCCGCTCGGTATCATTATTTAATGGAGTAATCATATGAATCTCTCTGGACTTATCAAACTTGTTCTAGTAAACATACTTATAGTATAAAGTACGAAAGTTAGCAAAGTAAAGCACTATTAAGAACCCCTCATTCGTGCCATAGTTTTTGTTTTTCGATATATTGCACGACCGCACTTTGGGTCTAAAAAGATCGTAGGTAGTAAAGTACCAAACCGATCTTTTGTTTGTACGTGTTTAGCGTCTCGCCAATCAGCTCCACCTGTTGCTAACACTTTGCGTAATAATTTAGCTTTCTTTAAGTTCATAGTTTTTCTCCATACATTTTGACCATTCATCTCGTTGCACTTCTTCAGGATAAGCTGTATACAACCTATCCCGACATTCTTCAAACTGTTTACGCCAAGCCGCAGGATCATATCGATCGTTCCACTCTTTAGTTTCTGGAACGTATGCCGCACAGCCTGTAATGATAAATACTGTTAATAATCGATAAATCATAATTCGTCTGACAGGATATTGTTGGGTAAATCAACATAAGGTAGATTGTTATAATCTTCGTATTCCATATCTAAAAAGAATCGCTCGTTTGCTTCTGGATCAGGTCCTGGAATTACAAACATAGCTCTAACTTCTATATCGTTATGATCTAAAGTGTAAGTAATTGGTAGTTTGACTTTTTCTAAATCGTAACCTAATTCGAGTAAAGCTCCGTTAACAATCCCTACGTCAGGGTATCTGTTTTTGCCAGAGTCTTCGGCTTTTTGTGTAAGAGTTTCTAATAGCTCAACCGTTGCATATTTAACTTGTGCCATGTTTTTCCTCTATAAGATTATCGATTGCTTCATACATAACGTTATGTACTGCTTTTTCAAAAAGTTCAGCATCCTCGTTTTTAATTTCAATAAACGGATCTTTTAACATTGCGTGTATTACGTGTCGTGCTAAAACTGCTACATTGGTTTTAAACGTTAATCCGTTTTGTTTAGTTATTTCTATTTCCATCGTTTTCCCCTAAAAAATAAGTGCACAACAAACATTGTTATGCACTTAACAGATTATACCTTTGCGAAGTAGCCTTCATCAACAAGTCTTTTCGCATAAAATCTAAAGATTCTAAGCGGGTCTTGACCTGTAGTCAGATTGCCTTGCTTCACTGCAAGAGATACTAGATCTTGTGCTGTAAAACTAGCAGAGTCTAAATCACTCTTTTTAGCTTCACTAACAGTTAAGATCAAGGCTCTCATCTGCGGAGTAAAACCTTTAGACTCAGGAACTTTGCCTATGAACTTATATAAAGTTCTAGAAGCTCCTTTGCCTGTTGAACTAGGCTTCGGGACTGCTGTCACTTTAGCTTTGCTCAAAGGTTTTGTTACTGCTTTCGCAGGAACTCTCTTTGCAGAGGTAGATGTAGATGTTGCTGTTTGCATATCTTTCTCCTTTCTTTTGGTTAACAAATTCTAACTTGCGTTAGAACAACTATTAATAGTATGCCTACGAAATACGTGAAAGTAAAGCACTATAACGAGTACCTCATAGGCAGACTGTTTACAAGCTACGCCAAACGCGGACGCCTGAGATTTCGTTTTCTAAACGATATCTAATGACGAACTTCCATTCGGGTTCTTGTTTTTTGCCAAAGCCTCGACTGGCTTGAGCTAAACGGTTCTTCATTCGCTGAGAGTTATCGCTTGGGCTAAGTGGGAAGAAGATCGAGTCTCCTACTTTCATCTTAGCAAACGGATAGCTTGTCTGCGAACGTTGATCCTCAGGTAAAGGTATACCTGATTCTATTATAGGTTCTTGCATTAGTGCACCTCCTTAGGTGGGTCGGAAAACTCAACTAGACCTTTTTCTTCTAGGAAATTTTTCCAGAACATTAAAATTAATGATTGATCAGTAATACCGTGTAGTTCTTGACAGCCCTGAGCAATCATCGTGTCACGTATGACGGAAGCTAACTCATCGTTAGCTCCCTCATACAATGCTGACCAGACCATGGCTAAAACTTCACCATCAACTAAATATGATTTAGGGTCTTGAGCCATTACACAGCCTCCGCATATTTCACAGCTAAATCTAAAGCTTTGGCTTTACGATTAGCCGCAGCACCAAACCATGAACTATGTAGAGCGTTGCCTTCGGTTACAGACTCACGTAAATGGTCTTCAACGTAGGTGACAGCATTCAATGCTCCCCACCACGTACCTTTAGCAGACTTCAGGTTTGCACCTGGAGACTGTTCTAAAGCGTCAACAGCTAGAAGTGGAAACTTGTTAAATTGATCAACAAGAGGTTCTTGCATACCTATCAACTTACCTTCAGCTTTGAGCTGTTGGTCGTGTCTATAAGCAGCAATCATATCAGGTTGATAAATATCACCTACAAACTCAAGGAACTGAGAATGTTTAGCTTTCTTCCTAGAGAGTAAGTTTGCGGCTTCTCTAAACTCTGTCATACGCTCAGCAGATAACCCTAGAGCTTCTTCTGCGATCTGTATAACATCGTCATCGAATGCTTTAACGTGTGGCATACGGAAGGACGCTGTGCCACCGTGTTGTAAAGCCATCGTTAAAGTGTTGTTGCAAACAACTCTGATAGGTGTCAACTTAATAGTCATTGCTCGACCAACGATATGTGGTTGGTTGATAAGCAAATAACCTTTAATAAGGTCGTCACCCGCTAGTTCGAAGTCTTCTGAGATTTTAGCTAAACCCCAAATTTCTCCACCGTCTTTCAAACTACCTGCGGTTTCCATGGTCATATGACCAGCATCCGTAAAGCGTTTGAAGAACTTGAATACGTCTTCATTCTGTATAGGGACATAGTCTCTACCACAATGCGATAGTATTCGGTTATCGCTATCTCGAACAACGTGGAAGGTATTCTCCGCTTGGATAAGACCTACATCGTCACTCCACTCAGGAGCGTCTATAGTATAACTAGGACGTTTGCTAACTGTCCAGTCTAACTGAGCCGCTTTCTGCATTTCAGATGGTTTAAGGTTAGAATCAACCTCGACACCTAATCCGTGCCAAGGTACATCCCCCGTCCAAGCCATCGTTTCTACTTGGTGTGCCATAATTTTCTCCTTTCTAATGTGCATGGCTGCACTGGTTAATCACGTAGCCTATTAGCTACGTTTACCATTATAGGTACGAAAACTACGAAAGTAAAGCACTAACAAGAGCGTCCCAATCGTAAGGAATCGTAAGAGTCACAAGAGCTTTTGATTTATAACCAGTCTTAACGAGGTCTTGAATACCTGTAAGACTGTCGATATGGTAGAGCTTAATCTCATCGTTTTTACGAGCCATAACGAAAACTTGACCACCAAACGATGCACGTTTCGCTAACCACGATATTTGCATAGGTCGTAGAGTAAGAGCATTACCTGAATGTATTTCTTTGAGCTCGATCCAGAACTCTTTACCTTTGGCACAACCGTTAACGTCAGGAACACCTGCTCCTGTCATACCTGTTTCAATTCGTTGTAAATGTATTTCAGGCAGATTTGATCTTAACAAGAGCCATAAATTTTTTTCTTTCGCCATATTTCATTTTACGGTAACGTTTCATAATCGAGCGTTTTGTTAAAATAGACCAACGTTCATTAAAAGAACGACTGTTTGAATATTTTGCTCGTTTTCGATGTTTAGATATATTAGGTTCTCGCCACCAATAATTTCTCCATTTTTTCAATTTAAACGATAAAGGATCAGGTTTGTATACAGTTCCGTCTGAGTATCTAGGTGTTGTATGTTCTTCATTTAATACACGTTCAAGCCACTCCATATCTTCTTGTACGTAAGGTTCATCAGTCGCTAGATATTCTATATGGTCTAAAATATCGTTATCTATAACCGCTTCGTCATAAGCACATTGACACCAGTTTTGATAATGACCAGATAAAACCTGTTTTCTTTTACCCGAGCCATACGTTGACATAGGGTCTTTATTTTTAGAATATTGATGTTGTTTTTGACAATGTTTAGAACAATAATTTAATAATCCAGTCTGATTCTTAAAAAACTCAACAGAACAATACACACATGATCGAGGAATATCTATGATCGGTTTTTTGCCTTCAGCGTTATGAAACGTGTTACCGCATTCGGCACTACAAAACTTTCGTCTTTGTCCGTATAAAGGTTTCGAACATACCTTGCACTCTCCGTTGTTCGGTAGTTCTATTTGTGTGTTACTTGCTAAAAACATATACCTTAAATATAAAAGGCAAAGTTTAGAAAGTAAAGCACTGTACTAGCCCGACCAGTCCCAACCAGTATGTGGAGCGGCTTTTTGGTTATTAGCAATAAGTTTGATGTCTCTTTCTTTTAACCAGTCATCGAAAGCACGTTTAGTCTGATCGAGGTCATCGTACATATTTTTAAACTCAGACCATTTGTTCCGAGCAATCTGTGTACCATAGTAGTAATCACCGTCACCGAGTTTACAACGTGTAATAATCTGCCACATACGTTGTTTTGTTAAATTATGCTCTCTACCCATTTGTTCTAGAGTTGTAGAGCTCTCTACCCATTGTTCGTACATTCGTCTGTACTTAATAGAGTATTCTTTAGCTTTTTCTTGTGAGATACCTTTCATTTTATTTCCTTTGTTTCGCCCCATGAACTTCCGAGTTCCTTATCCACTAGTAGGGGTACTGCAAGTTCTACACAAGTTTCCATTATTTCTGCAATCTTGTCAGCTTGTTCAGTGTTCTCTACTGAGATATCAACCTCATCGTGGACTTGTAGGTGAGGAACAATTCCTTCCTCCCACAGACCGAGCATTGCTAACTTCGTCATGTCAGCAGCCGATCCTTGAATCAACCGATTCAGAGCCTTATATGTATATGATCTTTTTAAATTATCACCGTATTTTTCCTGTGCTTCTTCGTACGGTAGAGGTAGAGTACGTTCATATCTATCTTCCCATAGATTAAACCTACAACGTCTACCAGCAAACGTTCGTATATAGCCACGTTCCATGGCTACCCTTGCACACTGATCTTGTAACCCTCTTATAAAGGGAACTTTAGCATGATACTGCTGAAATAACCCCTCAGCTTCCGTATCGTCTATCCCCAGCTCTTTAATAAGCTTTTCTTTACCCATCCCATAGCTAAGTCCTAGATTAATCGTCTTAGCCTGTTTACGCGGTATATTAGCCATATCTGCAACGATCTGGTGGAAATCCGCGTTCTTTTCTGTATATTCAACTACCGCATCTTTTGCCCCTGCTAAGTTCATTCGATCAGCGTAATGAACGGTAAGCCTTGGCTCTTGTTGTGAATAATCGAATACACCCCACTGACAACCATCCTCTGGAATAAACAAAGATCGTATTAAATTACCGATCTCTGGATCTCTTGCAGGAACTTGTTGTAGATTAGGATTACTATAGCTAAATCTACCACTAACCGTGCCGCCACGATCGTTACGCATAGCGTGAGCTTCTGCGTGTATACGACCATCGAAGCAGTGATCTTTAATCATCTTATCGATAAAAGTAGTTCTAGCTTTATTAAGTTTCCTGGCTCGAACAATAAGTTGTGGTAACTCGTGTTCATGTCCCTCTAACCAGTCTTTTTGAAAACTAGCCATACCTTTTGCGGTTCTAGGAAACCATATCTTGTTCTTTTCAAAGATAGCTTCTAACGATGCATTAGCCCATAAATTAACTTCTGCACCATATTTACGTTTAATCTCGACCTGTAGCTTTTGTTCTTCGATCGATAACTTTTTACTAACATCATCAGCTTTTTGTTCATCGATTCTAACCCCTCGCCATCGCATTTCTAATAATAGAGGAATCAGTCGGCATTCCATATCGAGTATCTTTTCTAACCCTTGTTCTTGAACTTCGATCTTTAATTTTTGCCAAAGTTTTAAAGTTAATGCTGCATCTTGCTCACCATAAGGTCCAACGAACTTAGACGGTAGTTTATACATTTCTGATTTAGGATTTACCCCAAATGATAGAGCAGCGTTTTGTAATAACGATTCATCTTTCTTTTCGTTACAGTAAAACTCACCGAGGTTATCTAAAGAATAAGAATACCTATTCTCGTTTACTAGGGGAGCCGCTACGATCGTATCTAATATTTTACCACCTACGTGTACGCCTTCTCTACGGAGCCACCCTACGTCGTATAAGGCGTTATGAAATATAACGTCTCGCTTTTCCGATGCTAAAGTGTTGCGTAACCAACGTAATACAATATCTTCGTCAAGATTACCTCCGCCTTGATGACGGATAGGAAAGTAACCCTTCCAACCCTCTGTCGCAATACCAACACCCACGATATGCCCACGACCTGTAGCCCATCCTGGACCACAAGTCATGAGGTGTGGATCGTAAGTTTCTAAATCTACTGCTATTGTTTCTGTCTCAGAAAACTGAGGAAAAACTTCTGGAATAGACCAGTCACTTGTTGGAGCGAACATAGGGGTTTGTAAAATCACTTCTTCTTTTTGATCCTCGTGACTTTAGTTTTCTTAGCTTTTGGCTTTTTTGCAGGAGCTTTACCACCTTCCCAAGCTTCGTTAACATTTGGAGTAGACTTATCGTCTGCCTTATATGTTCCTTTTTTCGTTCTAGCTCGTTTAGGATCTTTCTGCACCACTTCATAGATGTTCCCCGCTTTAAGTTCGTCGTCAAACTTCTTTAAAACAACTTCAGCATCTTTGATTGCTTTTTCAAGAACTTCTTCCTTTACAACTTTTTTAGGTTGTAGTTCTTCTTTTGGTAACGGTGTAAAAAATTTAACAAACTTTTTCCACCAACTATCTGTATTACTCATTAGTAATCCTCCTTGCCATCTTCTGCGGCATAATTAACATCGTCAGCTTCAACGCTAACTTGATTAGTATTAGCTAAAATGTATTCTTCAACTAATAATAAATATCTACGTAAGTCTCGAATATCATCGAGTAAACCCGCTTCGCCTTTGTAGACTTCACCTGCTTCGAAGATATCCCACCCGTGCTTTTCAGACTGGTGTTCTATACGATCGAACTTACGTGCTAACATCATAAAGGCACCAACACCTCCACGACGTCTCCAAGAATCACCGTACGAAGTCTCTGCTCGTTTAAGAGCTTCAAGATCGTTTTGGGCAACTTCTTTCATGCTTTCCCATTTGCTCATTTGCTTTCTCCTATATCCGCATTGTTTAAAGTATAGGCGGTGTCTCGTTTGCGGATCCACTCAAAACACGCCTCCATCCAATCGAGAGACTTAATAGACTGTACTTCTCGATACGAATTCAAATAATCTCTTTCTTTATGATAATGAAATGCTTTTAACATAGGCACTGCTACGTCTGGAAAAATATTATTATCCCATTCGATATCATCTGTTCTTTTTAGCATTTCTTTTGGATTATATCTAAAAGTTTCAAAATAATCGAAGAAGAACCTGACTTCTCTGTTAAAAGAAATAAGGTCATTAACAATAGGTACAGGCTCATATTCATCGATAAGATCGTAATGATTTTGTATATGTTTATAGGTGTATACATTTAGTTCAATATCTTTAACTTTTTCCCACACAGGAGTGTTTGGATAAATATGAAAACTATCACTAATTTGAGTATAATCACCCATCGGTAAATTTAGATTAAGAGCTACGAACTCTTGCAACATAGACATATGAACTGCGTTAGCACCATAAGCTCCCCAAAGCATATCGTTAGAACGATTACAAACGGTCATACATAACTTACCATCACGTACTTTAAAATAAATATTCGTATTACAAGGTACATCCTTACGTTCTTTTTTCTTATTACAAGCTCTCGCTAAATCTTCATGAGTGTCCCACATTTGTAAAACTGCTCGTCTTTCATAAGGATTATCTTTTAACAACCCGATAATTGCGGCTATTTGATCTTTATTCCAATAACTTCTCCATCGCCAACCATAAGCTCCCCATAAAGTTTCACCGTCGTCTGAAAAATCAAACATCGATTTAACAAAATAAGTTAGCGGTTCTAAGTCGTTACGACCATCGAGCATCCATAACCCTTCTATAAAATGAAAAAATGGATTAGCGTCTCTTTGTTTTATTAAACAAACTCTTTCCCAAGGTTTTTTGTATACGGTAGCTACAGGTGTCTTAGCTTCATACGTTATACCATTACGACTTTCCTGTACTCTATATTCAGTAGGGTCTTGAAATAAATCTATACCTTTTTCTAACGCGTCGTTTACGTTTCTTGCATTAATTACTTTCATAATGTGTCTTGATAACCTCCTACTATTTCATGTATCACAAAACGAATTTCTTCATCGTTTAACATTGGTACTTTTCTTTTTATAAAAGCTATTGCAAGTCGCTCATCTGCGGCTACTTTTAGAAAGAAAGCTACCTCTAAAAACTGTGTATAATGTATATCGATTACATCACCATACTCTTCTAACAACTCTATTACTCTATCACTCATTCCCATACTTACTTTCTCCTTCTATTAAGTCTTCCACCATTGGAAGATTATTATGTTTATACACCGATCGTGTTCGTCCCTCGCCTTTATATATTCGAGAGTATTTATCAAACTCACATAGACCACCTTCGATCTCTCGCATTTCATAATTAGCACCGTTTCTAAAAATAATCGAAGGAGCTAATACTTTCTTTACTTCTTTAAATAGGTCTTGCATTTCTTTACACCATGGATGGCTTTTACGACTATAGTCTAACGGTCTGCCTGTAAGACGATTAAGTCCTCGCATGGCTCCTGGACCTGCATTAGCCCAAGTCATAATATCGTTAGCGTTTTCTAATAAATAGGTATGTCTTAAATCAGTAACAACTTCGTAAGCCATAAATGGACCCATGTATGGATAATCTCTAAGAATTAACCATGTTGCTTCTAATGAAGATTCACCCTTTACTAAATTCTCATGTAATCTAGATAATATAGATTCTCTAGCTTTCCAAATATGTGAAACACACTCGGCTACTCCTGTTACTTTATCCATACCGTTTGGTGTTTTAATAATGTAAGCACCCGTGATCCACTTAGGTTGTTTAGTTATTTCATAAATAGCTTTCTTTCTATTCCACTTACGTAATAAATCATGATCGATTAAAGTTCTCCCTGTTTCTATTAAATTAAACCAACGGAATATAATCGTAGCCATAAGAACGTCTTCTTCGTTCCGCATAGGCTCTCTTATATGTGTTCTAAACCAACGTGTTGTACGATCATCTTCTCTAAACACTTGGCAGAACTTAAACTCCTGCAAAATTGGATCGTCAGTCCAGGGAGGGGAAAGAACTGCAGATTCTTTTTTAATGCGTATCGACTCACGTTCAGTTTGCCAATAGCAATAACGATCCAACTCTGCGGGAATAAACTCAGTCATTACTTTTTACGTAACACCCAAGAACAGTTATTAGCGACTTCAGGATAAAACGTGGCGGCAACAACTCGTAAAAACTGTCTACCGTATCTGTTTTGTAATTTTTGAAACTGTTCAGGAGTCCATCCTGTTTCAGAATCTTCTTTCATCGCTTTCTTTAAATTAGGTAATTGTATAAACGTTCCTGTAACGTCTACGATCTCGAAGTTTCTTTCTAATTCTTCTTTTAGTTCTTGAAACCCCCACTCGTATACGTGATCTTCAGGAAGCTTGTCGTTAGAACCATCGTGGTTAGGAGTAGATACAAAAGCTAACCCATTCGGTCTTATAGCTCTAGCGGCATCATCTAACCATGCACCAATAAACTCTCTACCCATATGTTCTATAACTTCAGTAGTCCAGAAAAAATCTACGCTTTCATCTTCTAGTTTAAATACAGGATCAACAGTTAAATCTTGTATACGTATTTCACCGTTAAAGTTCTGAAACCATGTAGAATCAGCTAACTCTCCACCTGCATTAGACCAAAAAGGATTTTCTAATTCACAAGCAGGATCGATATCGTAACCATAATACGATCTGATAATATCTGATTTCTTTACAACATAAGCTTTATATAGATTTCTGAGCGTCCAACACTCACCACAACCAACTTCAAATGTATCGAGTGGTCGACCTAAACGTTTAGCTTCAGCGATACACATAGAAGCGATCTTATCGAATCGACTTATATGAGCAAGTTCATCGGGTCTCCAGTTTGCTAACACACCTGCACTAGCTATATCCATTCTAGTATTTTTACTGTCGTTTTCATTAACAGTAAGTTTCTTTCTTATTGATGACATTTAATTTACCTCCACCAACTTGGTTTAGTTCTACCCTTTTCCCACTTAGCGTAATGTTTCTCGTTAATAACGTAATTACGATAAGCTAGAACAGAGTCCTCGTTTTTATATTCGTCAGGCATCGCTTGAGCAACTGGTGTCATAAGACCTCGAGTAATGTTTTTAGGCATCACATACAAGGCGTCTGACAATTTAGCAAGACTTGCATGAGTCCGTTGGTAACGATATGTATATTCGTTACCTAACGCTATAAAATGTTTATAAAGCCAATAATAGTTACCACTGCATTCTCTAGCCCAGATTGTACAGGGATGGTTCATATAAGCTTTCCTATATAACCCTACACTATCTGCATATTCGTCTCCGTCTAATAAACGGTGAGCTGTACAGAGCATCTGTGCGGTTTCTAATGGCATCTTCACTAGCATTTTATCTGGTTGCGACTTAGCCGCAATCACAGGATCTTCGTTAAAATAGAATATGTTCATAATTTTCTCCTTTCTTTAAACATAAATATAAGTACCTTTATACTTTACTTTTATGTGCAAAGTAAAGCACTTTCACATTTGATAGCAGCGTGTTGTTTTAGGCTCTATCAAATACAGGTTTTCTTTTGTTCTTGTAATACCCACATAGAATACTCTATTTTCCTCATCAGGGTTTTGTTGATAATTTTTATAAACTCTTGTAGTTATATCCGTAAGTAATACAACGTTGGTAGCTTCTCCACCTTTAGCCGCATGAATCGTAGATAATCTGATACGTGGTTGTTTAGTAATCTTTTCTCCTCTACGTAACATAGCTCGTATGTAACTAATATCTTTAGGACTTAATAATGTAAAAACATCGTACCAATGACCATCAGGCAAGTCTGGAAGATGACTTTTCAGATCTTCGTACTGTAAAACTAAATCAGTATCTAATAAATCAAGTTTCTTAGGTGTTTTAACTTTGATATATTTTAGAATGTTTGCACATTCAGCCAAGGTTACTGTTTGACCTTTACGTAATCGTTCCCAATAGATAACTGCTCTAACCTTTGCCTCTGAAATAGACGGTCGACCTTTAACTTCGAAAAACCATCCTTCGTTTCTACAATACTCATCAACGCTTTCTAATAAATAATTTGTTCTAGCTAACACTAACCACTCACCTTGATCCATGTTTACCTGTTCTATCGTAGCTTCCCAACGTACCAAACCTTCATCTGTTCTAGGTTTCCATTCTTTATAAATACGCGAACCTACTTGACCTATACATCGACTAGCAACTTTATGTACAGAAGACGGTACTCGATAAGATTGTTTTAGTATCATAGCGTCGGTAGAATTTTTTATCAAATACTCAACATCCGCTCCCGCCCAACGATAGATCGCTTGGTCATCATCTCCTGCTACGTATATCTTTTTGGCTTTTTCTGCTAACTTACGCACCACCGCCCACTGCAAAGGAGAAAGGTCTTGTGCTTCATCTACGAACATAACATCTAATACAGGTACATCACCATCAACTAAAAAGTTTTGTAACATATCTGTATAATCAACAAGCAACCGATCTTCTTTAAATAACTTCAATCCTCGAGCGAAACGTTCTAGCTCGAACCAACCGACCGCATCTTCAACCTCGTGCCATTGTTCTTTTAGTGGTACGTCTCTCATCCTAGCTAAGTTTTCTATAAAGGCTAGACGATCATCATGAGTCATACCGAATAAATGACCATCATCGGAAGTTGTTCTGCCTGTGAGTTTTAAATTAAGTTTTTCGTTTAGGTCTGAGATGTCTGAATTACTTACTACGCTTTCTCTAGTAAGTCCTAGTTGTCTAAAAGCTAATGAATGTAGAGTACGGAAAAATGGCAGTTGTTTATTAGTAATACTAAAACGATTCATGGCTCTTTCTTTACCTTCATTTACTGCTTTTTTAGTAAACGTGAAGAAACCAATACGTTCAGGTTCAGTACCGTTTTCTAGTTCGTCTTCGATTAAGCCAAGGAGTGTGCTAGTTTTCCCTGTTCCTGGAGGTCCAAGGATCACTTGCGTATGGCTAGGTAAGGTCATAAACCACTTCTAAAAGTTAAATTAACTCTTTCTTCTGCTCCTACTAAATCAGGAACAGCATGAGTAGCTTTCATCTGTGAGTATCCATCGAACATAATTACATCACCGTGCTCAAGAAGATATAACTTCTCATCTTTTATAAAATTTTCCTTAAAATCTACATCACTGGTATTTGTATGTCGTTTTATATTATTTTGATAAGTTCTCCAAGCAAAAACTCTAGGTGCACCAAAACTTAAAGAAACAACCACGTCATCAAGAGTAGGTACAGTATCGCTGTGGTGAGGTATACCTTTATCATCAGGATAAAAACCACATAAACAAAAAGTAAATTTGATTTCTTTATTAAAAACTCTAGAAGCTACATCTTCTGCCGCAACCTTAATTAATTGCATTTTATGAGTCCATGGTTCAGGCTCATATAACTTACCTGCATAATTAAAAGTTGAATCACCAAATCCACGAGTCGGTCGACCTTTAACCATCGTGCCTTCGAACATACGTTCACGAGGATCGTCCCACTTATCTATCCCGTGTTCGAACTCTGCAAAAATATGTTTGATATGTTTAATCACAATAAGTTATCGTTAAATTCTGGTAAATCATGTGGTTCGTCTTGAGCTTTAAATTCTTCTATATACCAAACGTTTACTCCTCGTCCTTTTATGTTAAAGAAGTGTGGTTCTCCATGTAATTGTTTTAGTTTAGATGTTAAATTATTTCTTTGATAGTCTTTAAAGTTATGTCGATGTAAATATTCCATTAAATCACCAAGTCGGAAATAAGTTTTACCATTATCTGTCCATGGTTTATGTAATAAAAGCTCATCACGTTCTCTCGCAGGTCGTTCTGTACAAAAATTCTCTAATAGTTCTAAAAAGTGCCCTTCTGTGGAACTTTCTTTAGGAACTTCGACCACGGTTAACGCATCTAGGAGCTGCTGGATGATCTGTCTCCAGACGTTTTCCTTAACCTTCTGAGGTATCTTATTTAGAGCATCCATACACTTTCTTTGAAATCTGTTTTGATTTAGTAAGTCATCTGTCTCTAATTCTAACCTGCCGCCTTCTACATCCAGGAACCAAATCGGTGGTTCACTATCTTGTTTGGTTAAATTACTAAATAACGGTGTACCGCCATTAGCACCAATCCCATATTTACGTGTTCGACATAGCGGACTATTACAATGACTAGCTATTGGCTGATCATTACATTTATAAAAGTAATCTTTACGTTGTACTTGCTTACCGACGGTCAACACTTCTTGTGCTCCTAGCGGTGGTTGCATATATTTTATATTTACATCCTCTAATCTTTTTTCCCAATCGTCAGGAAATTTCTTTCTAAGAAATACTCCTACATTAAATAATCCTGAATTACGCGTACCTTTAGGAAACCCCTGTACGATTAAATGTTGTATACATGGGGGTGATTGATCTAACCAATCAATAGCTTCGTTTAATGGACTGGCTTCTAATTTTTCTAACTGGTTTGCAGTTAAGGCTAGTTCAGATGCGAAGTTAAGGAACTCTTCTGGAGTTAATGCTCCACCGTCTCTACCGTAAGCATAACGTGTTGAGTTCTCTCCTCCGAAGTAAGGCATATTTAACGTGCTACCTCTATCACCACGTTCTAATAACAGTTGTGTTTGTTTAGGAAATATCTCTGCTTGACCGTAGCCGATTGCTGCGGCTAATTGTCTAAGCTTTCGTTGTAGCATCGAAGCCGCAACAGGTTCTTGTAGGAAGATATAGATATGTGCTCCTCCGCTTTTACTTCGACAAAGTATTAGAGGTAATTCTTGTTTAGCTAGTTTCTTAGAAAGGTCTTTTAAATCTAGTTGATACTCATCAACATCGATCGCTCCCCAAACACAGCTATTGTTTTCATCTATCGCTACAATCCCTACGCTTTGACGACCTGACAAGTGGTCATCCCACAGCTTCAGAAGATCTTTATCAGATAACTCCTTAGATATGGTAATGTTTTTACCACTTGCCTTGCCATCCTCTCGAGTTTCATCACTTGCGGTAAACGTACCGTAAGCTTTCCGCAATCCAGCATAGCGTGTAGCAAATTTCTCTGCTAACGACATAAAACCCCTCCTTGTTAGATTGCGTCGTCAAACGTAGTATCTTTTACGTCATCTCTTTGATGTTCCTCTTTAACTTGAACGTCTCCTGCTCTTGCCGCAGACATAAAGTCTTTAGCCATCATTGCAATAGGCATCTCTGTAGCACCTTCTTGGTTAACAGAATATCCGTTCCAACTACCTTTATCGTTAGACTGTGTAGTTGTAGTAAGTCTATAAGTATAAGCAAACATTGGTGCTTCTACAGACTCACCTTTACTGTTTTCTACTCTAGCCATTCTTAACATCGTTAACCATTTTCTAGCTACACCTAATTGTGTAGAAGTAAACGTTACTACAGCCTGTTGTGGAGAACCACCTTCTAATACTAAAACGAAAAACTGTGCAGTTTCTACAATCTCGTTACCGTCTGGCGTATATGACCGTCTAGTTTCAGGATCTTTAGTACATTTAGATAAGATAGAAATGTCATGGTTAGCGTTTACTAAACCACCACCTTTCTCTCTAGGAATCCATTCGATGTACTTTTTGTTATAAGCACACGGAACAATTAATATTCCTTTTTCTCCGTCGTGGGCTTCACCTGTTACAGTGTTATACAGATCACCTGCACTCGCACCTTGTACATAACTACCGTGTTGTTTTTGTAGTTGTGGTGACATGGGTTGAAGAACTCTTATAAAGGGGATCGCAAAATCCTCTGTAGTTGTTTCTTCTAGTCCTGTACCGCCTGACAATAAAGTATCGTCAAAAGTGCTGATAGCGGTATTAGATGTTTCAGCTATATCTTTTTTATCTGTCATAATTAATCCTTTTTAATGGTTGCTTTAGTACCTATATAGATACCAAATGGTTCGGTTGGTATATCGTTACCCGAAGTAAACTGCTCTTTTACAAAAGCTTTTAATGTACTCGGATGAACACTCTGTCGCACTTCTGGTGATAGACCTCTAGATTGCAGAGCCGAAACAGTTTCGTCTACGACTGTGCTTTCCTCACGTCCGAACTTTAAAAGAACCTCGTTCTTTATAAGTCCTTCGTGACCGTTTTCTACTAACCACTGATATGCTACTTCTTGGTTTGCCTTCGATATGTGAGCGTTATAGAACTCATTAATAGAGATTTTCTCTCCAGTACTAAGTACTATTTGATTAAGACCTGCTGCTTGCATCGCGTCAGGTAGTTCTTGCTCCGAAGTTAAACGAAGTTCTTCTTTCTTAGCTTTGAGATCTTCTTCTAACGTGGCTACTTGCCTAGCTAGTTGAAGTTGTTTCTTAGCTAAGTTAGAAACAATATTAAGTTCTCCGTCAGATACTTCATTCGTCCATTCTTCAACGGATTCCGTACCGACTAAGTCCTCAAAAGTTGGTTTATTCATCTATTTCTCCTTTCTGATGTAGATCGATATCAACAGGATAGTATAAACTTTCCTGTCGATCCCACTTTAATATACTATATCTACCTCGGTTATAAAATGCAGCGATAGAACACGCTACGCCAATGGCGGCAGGATCGCCTATTAATAATAAGTAATCTCCTTCTTTGAAGTCCTGTAAGAGTTTTTTCATCCTACGAACAGAGGGAGCAGCACTTAACATAATTTGTGTATTAGAAGGTAACAGAACTTGAAAATCACCATAGCTTCTAGCCGAGGCAATGTTGCGTCCTGGAATCTCCTGTACGACATATACTGTCACTTTTTTCTCCTTTCTTATTTCTAGAACTTAAATAATATCTAGCAATACCGACAAAGTAAAGCTATTAGTTATATAGTAGTTTTAAGAATAAAAAAGTTTATAGGAAAAACTTTTTGAAAACTACTAATATCGGTAATAATCTAATAGATTTTTAAACAAAACCAGTGTTTAAGAGTGTTACAGTCTATTAGATTGTACGATTCAATCTATTAGAAACTACTAATTCTATTAGAGGGCATGAGAAAACTTTTTAGTTTGGGGCTTTTTATAAGTAAATTGTAATATATAATGGGAACTAGAAATTAGAAAGAATATGCAGTATAAGTTTAAAACCAAGCCTTATGAGCATCAGCTTGAGGCATTAAAAAGATCATGGAATAAGCGTGAATATGCTTATTTTATGGAAATGGGTACAGGTAAATCTAAAGTACTTATAGACAATATCGCACTTTTATATGATAAAGGTGGGATAAACGCGGCTATCATTGTAGCACCCAAAGGGGTCTATCGGAACTGGTCTGGAAAAGAAATACCTGCTCATATGCCTGACCACGTAGAACGAGAAGTTGGTGTATGGAATCCCGCACCTACGGTAAAACAAAAAGCAGAACTAATGAAGTTGTTCGAAGTTTC